ATACACCTCTTTGTAATGGAACACCAAATTGTAAATTGTATGTGGTTGGTGTTGTCAAATTAGGAAGAAACTTCTTTTGTAATTGTATAGAAAACTCGGCCGTTATAATAGATGGGTCAGTATTTTTAATTGCTGTTTGTAAATCATATGAATTAAAAGTTGAATTGAAAGTATTCAGAGTAGTAGTTGCAAAATTTTGAATTGCAGTTACTACGGCACCTTGAATTTGACTTGATGTTAAATTAGTCTTTGTTGGATCATATAGTACATTTGTCGTAATTTTAATGTATGTATAATCTGGATCTACTATAGTTGGTTTTACTGTTAAAATAGATATTGGATTAATAACTTCATTAATAATTCTTTGTTTTTGTGTATCCGTTAATGAATATGCTCCAGTAGGTTTTAATGAAACAAATACTTGACCATATACTGGCGGATTATTTTGTTCTCCACCCCATACATTCACAGCATCAAAAGAATAACCTAAATTATTTTGTTGAATTGTAGTTATATAATCTTCTTTAGTTACTGCACGACCTTGTGCGGAGTATGCTTTTGGTGCTTGAAATTTAATAGAAGATATACTTTCTCTGTCACCGCCCTGTGAGGCTGGTGATATTGGCGTAATGATTGCACTACCAAGACCACCAATCGTATCAATTAATTGAAAATTATTTGCACCAGCAGAAGCAGTACCTTGTGATGAAAGATATGAAACGTTGACAATATTACCATCAGATAATTTATTTCCTAATACACCATCACCAAAGTAAATTTGATAATAACCATCAGTACCTTCTTGTAAGAAATAAACTTGACTTGTACTTGTCAAATGTAAATAATCTTTGGCAAGAGAATAAATTTGATATGAAGCATTAGAAGCAGTTTGTTGTACTGATACTTGTATAGTTGTTGTATCAATTTGTGCATCTGGTATTTCAAATACATATGTCGGATTAGATGTTGAATCTACAGTAAAATTATATCTAAAAGGAACACCTTGTTTTATCGTTATATTATTAAATATGGCTGAATTATTAGCGGTGTTGACCGTGGTTTCTTCTGTTGTAATAAACGTATAATTAACACCGTTAATATTTTCTGATAAAAATTTAGTGTATTTCGGTAAAGTTAATGACGATGCTTGTACATTGACTACGTTTAAAGATATTACAGCAGAAGGACAAATAACCGACTTTGGTGTATAATCCAATAATTTTGCCTGAGAAGCCACAGAACTTCTTTGTAGTGCCGTATCTAAGAACATTTCATTAGCGACCATGTTCAAATAGAAACCATTATACTGTGTATTGTATGCTAATACATCTAACAATACCGAAAGAGCTGAACCCGTATAATCATAATCTTTTAAGGTATTTTGACTTCTTAGATAATTAATGAAGTTTGACTTGATATTCTGAAAATCAAGATCGGCAAGTTGAATGTTTGAATTTGCTGTTCCCATTTATCGGTCTCTTTGTAATAGTAAGTTTACTGCCGTTGGAGTTGTATTGTTACCGATAAAAAAGGTAACTCTGGCAAAAAATGAGTTTTGATCTTCTTGTGCAGTTACAGATATATCAGAAATTGTAGCTCTTGGTTCATAATTGCTAATTACGTTTTGTATTTCTGTTTCTATAATGCTAGCTGTAATCGGAGAAATATTTTCAAATAATAGACCATTAATGTTTGATCCTACTGATGGTTGAAAAGGTCTCTCATAGAAATTTGTCAACAAAAGATTTCTAACAGAAGCAATAACCGATTGGTCATCGTATCTTAAAGCAAGATCACCTCTACCCGGTTGACGGTTAAAAGTAAGGTCTATATCAGAGTATATCTTTTGTAATGTTTGTGCCATCTTGTATTTATAGTATCTTATTGGGGAGTACTTGTAACTCCGCCTTGTGGATCATTATGTATATGATTATCTAGGCTAATGCCACCACCAACCACATCACCTGTAGCTGTTATTTTACCATTAACATTAAGATTACCTGTTAAATCAAATTCGGAAGCAGATGCAACAACTTTACCACCAACTTTAAGTGATACATTACCATTTACAGTAATGTTACAATCTCCTATTATATTCACCCAATTAGAACCGGATACAATTTCATAATTATCTGCTACGACTCTAGTCACTTTACTACCATCAGGTCGCATTTCTGTATATGTTCCTGTTCGATGTGCAACATGAACACGTTCAGCATTTAGAGTGTCATCAAACTCCATTACATGGCCAGATTCGGTTTCTAGTACTCTATTATATGGTGGAACAGTACTATAAGAGGGTGTTGGTTGCGACCAAGTATCACCAGAGGCTGTGGGAATACCACTTATTACTGCTGATTTTTCTCTCTGTATGATAGTTTTATCGATATTTTCATTACGATACAATCTACTTGTATTAGGTTCATTTAATTGATTTGGGTACAAACTGGCTGTTCCACCAAATGGTTTTGGTGATGCTGATAGTTGTGCTGATGTTCTTTGATCGGAAAAGCCCTTGCTTTGATCTGGTTTAGCAATTGGTATACCTGGCATTATACCAAGATAACCAGGAAATTGACCAGAAGGACCATCAAAGAAGAAACCCATTAAGTAACTGCCTTCTTTTGGTGATTTTATTACATCTGAACCGTTTGTAGGTAGTATTGGATACGCCCAAGGTAAGTCTTTTGTTGGAATCAACTTTAAGTTATCTGTGTGCCAGCCAAATATACGGACTTGTACACGACCTAAATTTAATGGGTCCATTCTACTTTCAACAACTCCTGTCCACCAGTAGAAGCCATCCATACCAAGAAAGTTATTTTTAGTTATCATGTAATACCTTTAACAGTATTTTGCCATATTGTTGAATTATTATCTGGTGTTACGTACTGTTTAGTTGCTGAGTCTTTGACAATTTCTAGTGTAGTTAGATATGAATCAATCTTAATTGTATGTTTAACAGCAGATATTAGATATTTACCTGAATAAAAATCATCAGGCTTCTTATCTTCTTTCCTTGGTGTCATTGATAATAGATTAAAATTGATTGTTACACCTGCGGCTGCGCCTGGATCTCCATCAATTACTAGTTTGATCTTGTTATAATTTGATAACGAAAGCTGTGCAGTTCTATTTGGTATATAAGTCTCTAAGAAAATATCGTGTGCATATGAACCTGGCTTATTACCAATGTAAGGAATATCTTTTTGTCCAGAATTTCCTGTTGACATTTTAATAACTGCTTGTGGTGTTTCATAAATTGCATCACCAAATCTATTTTTAGCACCATTTACGATTGGATATTTATTCAAAGATGTGGACTGACTAAAGTATTTTGAATAATTAAAATCGGTTATTTTATATCTCTGTAATAATGGGTCTATACTTATTAATTGATTTGCAAATTGTCCAGAATTGATGGCGTCTAAAGTATCAACTGTGTTTATAAACTTGTATGATATAACTGAATAGAATTTTTGTTGTGTTGATTGACTTTTTTTATCCACGTTCTTAGGTTCATAGTTATAATCTCTGTATACATTTTGGCCAAATAATGTTTGTAGTGACTTAAAATTAAATCCATACTTGTTTTCAAAGAACAACATATCAGCACCAATTACACCAGAAGATGATGATCGTGCATACGTTGATAACCAGTTGATGGCTTCAAATGGCTTAAAATTTGGTACAATAAGATCGTAAATACCTTTTGTTATTTCAATATTGACTGCTTTGGTATTTGGTACTTTTAAATAATTTTTGGTAATATCGATAATAATATCTGATATTTTAGTTGCAGGATACGATTTACTCACCTTATACTGTTCAGATAGTATCAATTCTTCAGAACAAAAATACAACACATAACCTTCAGTTTGCATATTACCAACTAACATACGATCAGATATCTTATATACTCTAAACAATATATTGATATCCATGTTTTTATCAGAAGCTTTAGTGAATATTACTCTGATGTATTCATTACCAGTTAAGTGAAACTTCTCAATAAAACCTTCCGCTTCAGATATAATCAATCGACCTGTAACTGTATTACTAAAAATATCTTCAAAATAAGATAATTCAACCAAACTATTCTTTAAATCAAACGGTCCAATTGAGGCTGATAGTAAGGTGAGTGATTTAAGACTATAATCTTGTGGATAAGTTACACCGGATTTATCAGCGGTGGGAAAAATTGCTGCCATTTTATTTACTCATTAATGTGTCGAATTCTTGTTCAAATTGGCCAGCATATATTAAATTGATAATATTGATTGTTCTTTTTGCCTCATTTTGTTCAACTTCATATGTATATAAATTAACTGGTGTTTTATCTATTGTAATTGTACATGATGCGCCACTAGGTAAATTGTATGTATTTGTACCTGTAATTAAATTTATATAGGTGTTAGAGTCTATTGTATAATTGATAGTAGTTGTTGTGCTTGTAGAACTATCATACGATGTGTATATTTTTCTGTATGATTGTATTGTAGACTGTGTATAGGCAATAACAGATTGATTATTTGATGTCGCTACATCATGATATTTTTTTGTAATATAAGCCTCAAATTGTTGAACTGAAAGTGGCCATTCCCATTGTGGATCCATTAATTGATTTGCAAATAGTACCAACCAATATCTATATGGATTTCCATAATATTTGCTAGCAACAATCTCTGGTGTATCACCATCCTGTATATCATATTTGTAGAATAAAGCTGGATTGTTTAGTAAATTCTGTAAAATACTAGCACGAGCCAACAAATTAGTAGCAACAGTTGGATTATTATTGTTGTCTAAAGTAATTATTTTAGGTAAAGTGTCAAAATATAACATTAACGTACCGCCTTATTGTCGAAAAGACCACGATGCATAATATCTGTTTCTTTGAAACTCAACGTCATTCTTGTTTGTATTGGACCGCCATCTGTATATGCTGCCCATCCGTTTGGTGCATAATCTAAACTTATATCTTCAAGAATACAATTACCAACTTTATATAGATAAGTATTTTCGTTACCATTAGTCGAACCACCAGTCAAAGATGGTGCAATTGCTTGGCCCACAGCACCTAAACTACCTAAAATTGAATTTACAGCTGCTCCAGCGGGTGTATTATTATTTCCACCACTAAATTGTAATTTAATTTGAAATATTGATGGCATCGTGAAGTATTGACCACTTGAACTACCTTTTGTTGCGCCTTGTATTGTTGGCAAAAAAGCTCTAGTAAATCTGTCAATAATTGTTTTTACTGTCTGTGCTTCTGTTTGACTTTTTGGTGTAAACAAAAATTCCATTTGAAAACTACGTAAACCAATACCTTTATACAGTAATTGTAACTGTGGATTAATAGCATATCCGCCTGCTCTTAAGAGAACATCACTACCATTTGAACCGCCCGTGGCTGCATTTAATCCTGCACCTGCTAACTCTAAAGCTGCTGGACCTGAAAGTAAGTTTTTTGCACTATCTTTAAAACCAGCATCTTTTGTCTCATATACGTCTAAAACCGCTGAAGCGATTCTACCTAATTTCCCCAATTCATCAGTTAAACTAAATTCTTGCCAACTGGCGTTGTAACTCATACTCAACGTTTCAGGCATATATAATGTAATATTATCAGTAATAGTACCAATTGGTGGTTTCAATGTAGCCTGTATACCTTTTTTTGCTACTCCATTAAAAGCATTACCAGCCGCATCAGCAATGTTTGTTATACCTTCAGTTATTGCAGATCCAACGGCTGAAATTGTTCCTCCAATACCTTGTGCATTTGAAATAGTAGATAAGGAACTAGAAACGCCTGACGTAATATTATCAAGTGTGGTTTTCGTTTGTTCTGATAATGAGGTTGGATCTATATCTAATATAGTGAAAAGTACAGAATGGGCTCTAGCAGGATTAGAACCAAGATCATTTGGATATTGATATTGATTTGATCCTGACGATTTACCATATAGTGATCCCAATGGACCTTTTAGTATTCCACCAGGAATTGAGACTCCACCGATTGATGTTGGTATACTTATTATTGCCATTGGTTGTTTTTAATTAGAATGAATCTTAT